GTTGCGCTTGATAGTTTATCTGAAATGAACTATCTGAATCTTACTGAAGTCATTACTCAAGCAGTAACTCGAACTCCTCGACATGATGCAGATGTTGCAGAAATGCAAGATTATCTACGATCATCTTTTCAAATGAGAAAACTTGTAAGGCTGTTTCGAGATTTGTCTGTGAATTCATTTTGGACAGCTGGTGTTCAGGAAACAGTTGATCCACTTTCAAAGTTGCCTGAATTCATTCCAGCATTGACTGGAAAACTTGCTCGTGAAATTCCAGGTCTTGTGCTTGTTGTAGGATACTTAGCAATTATGGAAGATGAGCAAGCAGTATCACATCGAAGTTTAATGACTCAGCCAGTAGGACGGTTTAGTGCAAAAGACCGCTCTGAAGGCGGCAAATTAGGGGCTTATGTAATTGACCCTACACTTCCAAAGATCTTTGATCTTTTGGGAGTTGCGCATTTAACAGCTAAAGGAGGCTAAAAATGCCAATCACAATTAATTTTACAGGTGTGCAAACACTTGAAGTAATGCCGGTAGGTATCTATTCTGTTGTTGTAACTGCAGTTGATGAGCAAGAAGGAGTAGAATTTCCATATCTTGCTTGGGAGTTTACAATAGACTCAGGCGACTATGAAAATCGAAAGCTTTGGAGCAACACAAGTATCTCACCAAAAGCTTTGTGGAAGCTAAAGGAAGTATTAATTGCATTGGGTGCTCCTGCTGAGACTCTAGATGCAGAAGTATCATTTGATCCACAAGACTTCATTGGTAGACGTGCACTTGCTGTTGTAAACATTGAACCAAGAACTGACACAGGTGAGCTGAGAAACACAGTAGTAAAGCTGCAAGCAAAGAGTCCGACTGCAAAAGAAAAAGCTGTTGATACAGCTGCGAAACCAGTTCAAAAGCTAAAGTTTAAATAACAGCGAGGCAAACTATGATTAAAACAGCTATAATTACACCAATCGCTTTTCTTACACATTATGCAATGCTGAGTGAGGGCTATCATCTAGTACTTGCATCAGTTGCTATGCATTCTGCAAAGTATAGAAATTTTTATAGCAATCTAAGTAAGAAAGGGCATTTTGTTATCTTAGATAATGATGCACACGAATCTGGCACAGGAACATCGTTTGAGATCCTAAATAAACTTAATACGCTTATGCATCCATCTGAAATCGTTTTACCTGATAAACGATTCTATGGAGACGATACATACCACATGTCACAAGAGGCATTTGAAGCTTTTCATAAATATAGTGCATTTCTTCCACAGTTTATGGCCGTTGCTCATGGAAGAACGCTAGATGAGTGGACAGAGTGTGCCTCAAGATTGATTGATCTTGGTGTTGACACAATTGGTGTTACGCTTGACTATGAAGTTTGGCCTGGTGGTCTCGTGCATTTAGTACATATACTCAGTGATTTAATGATCAAACAGAAATCGACATTGCAGATTCACTTGCTTGGTTGGGGTAGAAGTCTAACGTCACTGCGAGATGTTGCAAGGATGCCTATATTGCCAAGAGTTGTTGTTCGTAGTACTGACTCTGCTAAACCTCTCACGTATGCTGCAAGCAACATTCGTTTAGAAATTGATGCCGAGCCTACACAGTATCCAGGTCGTCCAGCTAATTTTTTTGCTCTCACGCAAATAGATTCTGATATTGCTTTGCACAACATAAAAGTCTTCCAAGCATATGCTCATAACCAATAACTACAACAAAATGCATGCGTTGCTAGCACAACGCATGCATTATATTAACAATAGGAGGTAAAATGACAGAAATAGAGAAAGCCTATATTGCAGGATTTTTTGATGGTGAAGGATCTGCATCTATTATGAGAGCAAAACATAAGGACTGTCGCTTTGGATTTTCTTTTTCACCAGTAGTTTACATAGCAAATACAAATTTAGACATTTTAAAAGAGATTCAAAAAATGATAGCAGCAGGAAGCATTTATCATTGTAAAAAAGTTGCTCATCACAAAAATGCTTATAGCTTGCATATTCATGGACAGCATGCAAAAGATTTTTTAAAAATGATCAGTCCATATCTAAAAATTAAAAAAGAAGTTGCAAAAGAAGTAAGTGATTTTGCTTCTGTCATTAAAGGACAGCATAGAACAGCGAGCGAATTTAACAGCCAGCAATTAGTCTTTAATAGAGTAAAACTATTAAACAAAAAAGGAGATTAAATATGCTGACTAACTGCGAAAAATGTCCATTAAATGGCCAACCTCGTCTTGCTAGTGGAGATGGCATTATTAGTGATGCTTCGTATATTTTTGTTGGTGAAGCACCAGGAGCAACTGAGATTGCACAAAACAGAGCTTTTATAGGCCGAGCTGGTCAATTACTTCGTCAGACATTAATACAAATCAAAGCTGGTATATTAAATGATTGTTACTTTACAAATACTTGTCTTTGTCGTCCACCTGCAAATAAAACTCCAACTCAACAAGCTGTTGATGCATGTAAACCTCGTTTACAAGCTGAACTTACTACAGCAACAAATAAAATTGTCATTATTGCACTAGGTACAACAGCATTAAATGCATTGCTTGCTGATAATAAATTAACTATCACAGCAGCACATGGAATTCCAGTTTATAGTGAACAGTATTCATGCTATGTAGTTGCTACATTTCATCCTGCAGCCGTACTAAGAAATGGTTCTTTGTTTCGTGATTTGTGTAATGATATCGAATTTGCAATTACTAAAGTACCGAAACAAAAAGTAGATGCCGTAAGAGTTCCTTCTATTCATAAGTGTATTAATCAGCGTCAAGTATCATTAGCTATTCAATATCTGCAGGCATTTACAAAAGTTACTGCACTTGTTTGTGACATTGAGACAACAAGTTTAAATGCACAAACAGGCAAGGTTTTATCAGTAATGATGATGGCAGATCAACAAAATGCATGGGTTTTTACAGATGATATGATGCGGTTACCAATAGTTAAACAGTTCTTTGAAGATCGATCAATTTTATGGGCAGGGCACAATGCATCACAATTTGATGGACAATTTTTAAAAGCCAAATATAATATAGATTGGTATCCACGATTTGATACTCTTCTTGCTCACTATACAATTGACGAACGACAAGGAAGTCATGGCTTGAAAGCACTTGCCCAGCGACGCTTTTTTGCTGATAACTATGGTATAGAAATGAAAGCAGCAATGAAAGCAGGCACGCTTGATCAAGTAGATCAAAATCAATTATATGCTTATCAAGCATTGGACTGCTATTATACATCACAATTAATCCCTGAGCTATATAACGAAATGAAAGTTGAGCATACTATTACTGTGCACGACGATATTCTAATTCCTTTATCACATGCTTTTCGTGATATTGAACTTCGTGGTGCAAAACTTGATATTGCTTACTTGCAATCACTACAACGAACATTACAAAACGAACTAACCATGCATAAAGAGCATTTGGTTGAACAGGCAAAGATCTATGGTATGCAAAAATTTAATGCTAACTCACCAAAACAAGTAGCTGAGCTTATCTATGATCACATGGCTTTTACATCAAAACAGCGAGATACAGATCGTGCGTCGCTTGCAGTATTGAAGTGTGATGTTGCTGATGAGATTCTTGAATATCGAGCTAAAGCAAAACTATTAAATACATATGTTGATGGCCTTTTACAACATGTGGCTGCTGATCAAAGAGTTCATGCTGAGTTTCTTCTTTTTGGAACACGCACTGGACGTTTATCTTGCCAAAACCCAAACCTTCACAATATTCCATCATTCATGACAAGCTCAATAATTAAAAAGGCATTTGTTGCAACGTCAAATGAATGGTGTATTGTTACTGCAGACTTCTCGCAGCTAGAATTGCGCATTGCAGCATGGTTAAGTAAAGATCAGAAGCTTATTGATACGTTTAGTGAGGAGGGAGCAGACTTTCACCGCACAGTAGCTGCAGAAATGTTTAATGTGCCCGAGCAAGATGTAACAGAGCGACAGCGATACATTGCGAAGTGCGTTGGTTTTGGCATTTTATATGGTAGATCTGCAAAGTCATTAGTTGAAGGTTGGTCACTTGGTAAAGATCCTGCTGCCGATGCACTAATCGCAGGAAAGTGGACAGTTGCAATGGCACAGGATTATATCAATCGATTTTTGCATCAATTTGCAGACTTAAATGACTGGATAAAAGCACAGCGAAAAAGAGTACTACAAGATTATTACATCGAAACACCATTTGGACGAAGACGTAGATTTGCTTTTATATCTAGCGAAAACGTTGCTGAAGTGCAGAGACAAGCTGTAAACTTTTCGACACAAAGTACAGCATCAGACATTTGTCAGCTTGCATTATTAAAGATTCATCAAACAGTGGATCCTAACGATGCCTTTATTATTTTAACGATTCATGACTCAATAATATTAGAAGTAAGAAAAGCTGTTTTATCACGGATCATTCCTGTAATACGACAAATCATGCAAACATATCCTGAACAATTGGAACCTCGTGTTCCTTTAAAAGTTGATATTGATTATGGTGAAAACTGGGCAGATATGATGTCTTATAAGGAGGATTTAATATGAATAAAGAAGACTGCTCACATGTAGCAAATTGCTCAGCAGTAATGTGCCCTCTCGATGATGACTTGACAGGACGTCTTTGGTATCCTATGGAGCCAATCTGCAGAAACAGACAGTTTCATGACTTGGTTTTCATTAAGAAACAGCATAAGTTGCATCACATTATTGCAGCTCGGAAAACGTATTTTACATATGAGATGCTGGTAAGAAACTGCACCTACAGAAAAACTATGACAGGAATAAATCCAAAAGGTAGATATGCTGAACAATATGAGGTATGGTGTCGTCTTCATCCTGTGCGAAAAGCTTTAAGCAAGACAGAGATAAAAAGGCGAACTGATCGAACTAAGGGATTGATTGAAAAGAGATGGCCAAAGAAGAGTTGAAATTATATGGCTACCAGCACGAAGGTGCTTCGTTCCTTTTGCAACATGCTCGCTGTTTACTTGCAGACGAGATGGGCTTAGGTAAAACTGTACAAACAATTGCAGCATTGAAATGTATTGAGCTTAATCGAGTACTTATTATATGTCCGAATTCGATGAAGCTCGTTTGGCAACAAGAAATGACTAAGTGGAATGCTGATGCTACTGTTGTTGTAATAGATGGTACAAGATCGCAGCGATTGCAACAACTAAAAAGCTCAGCAACATACACAATCATTAATTTTGAAGCAGTTCGATTACATCAAAAAGAGCTTACACAGTACTGGGATGTCTGTGTTATTGATGAAGCTCATCACATAAAAAATCGAAAAGCTCAGGTCACTAAAGCAGTTCAACAGGCTACTAAGGCTGCTGGTCGTATTATACAACTAACTGGAACACCAATCATTAATCACGCTTCTGAGCTATTTTCTTTGCTCCATATTTTATTTCCTAAAGTTTATAAAAGTTATTGGAGGTTTGTAGATCAATACTGTACTGTGTATAACAATGGATACGGCTGGGTTGTAGAAGATATTATGAATGCTGAGGATTCGCGTGTTATTGCACTGCAGAAACTTTTATCTTCATTTATGCTGCGACGAACCAAGGTTCAGGTGATGCAATCACTTCCTGCGAAAACGATTCAACAAATACCTGTGTCTTTAACAACTGAGCATAGAAAGCTTTATGATAAAATGAAGACTGAAATGATGGTGTATTTGTCGCAGCAAAAAGTTGTAATGGCATCAACAATACTAGCATTGATTACACGACTTAAACAAATGGCTATTGATCCTACAATTATGCTAGATGATGAAACTCAGCCTTTATCTGGAAGCAAAGTTGAAGCAGTGCATGACTTGCTTGTTGCAGCAGGTGATCAAAAAGTAGTGATTTTCTCGCAATTTGCGCGTGTAATTCACAGGCTGCAGTTTAATCTCGCTGAATGGAATATTGACTTTATAGGATTTACAGGACAAACGGCTGTAAAACAGCGAGAAGAAGCTTTAAATTTATTTCGAGATGATCCTCAAATGAAGGTGTTTCTTACAACAATTGCTGCAGGAGGACAAGGCATAACATTATCAACAGCATCAATTGCTATTTTTATTGATAAAGCTTGGTCTCCTGCATACAATGTGCAAGCTCAAGATCGTTTGCATAGAATATCACAAACAAAGCCTGTAACAATCTATGAAATCATTGCTGATAATACAGTTGAACAATATATTGAAAAGCTCCTGCGTCATAAAAATCGTGTAAATGAACTTTTCTTAAAAGACTATTTTGTTGTGTCGTCGAATTTAAAGCATCTAGAATCGATAGGTGAGGATAGTGAGGCATAAAATTAACTGAAATTGATTTTGGATTGTTTAAGACACCAATGCGTCGATATCGAAAAAATACAGCACATGTAAACTAGCAGCAATGGCTTTGATACACATAGAGCCGCCACCATTAGGGAGGTCTTGAGGACTAGTGATGGCGGCTCTATGTGTTTCTAAGAAAATGAAGAAATTATTGTACTGGAATTTCACCTCTGCTCACCTATAAGGCATCTAGAAGGCATAGGGGAGGAAGGTCAGGAAGTTTTTCACCTTCCTCATCTTGTATCGTCTTCTAGGCACCTTTAAATTCGAAATCAATTTTTGGACACAGATTAAACCTTATATAATTGGAGCTGAATATAAATATCTACCCTCTCTTTTTAATTTGTACCTTTAAAAGCATCTTTCGGTTTAACTCCCCAAATATCTTTGATTTCATCAAGCTTTGCTGGAGGCAGTGGGTCAGGTCGGTGATTTATATCTACACCGGTTACTACTGGAATAACCTCTTTAAGATTAAACTTCACATAAGCAATGTATTCTACCTTTATTGTCTTTTCTTTGTTGTAAAATACAGTTCCAGATTTCAGTTCTACAAGAGGTTGCCCTAAAGTGCTTTCTAAAGGATATTCTACTCCATTTATAAAAACAGAAGGCCAGCCATGTCCGTAGTTTGAAATTTGCCCTGTCGTTAAATCAGTAATTTTTACAATCCCAATATTCATATAGGCTCTTAATCCTGTTGCTTCCAAAATACTTGCTATAACGGCTGAATCCTCGCAATCAATTTTAACCTCACCCTTTTGTTCTTTCATCTCAATAACTTCTGCAGGTAGAAGCCAAGTATCCGCTCCACACGTGATGGCTGTTTCGTTGTGATTTGTGAGAGCCATTTCGTCAGTTGTATAAACATACTTTTCTTCAAGCCAATCATAGGTCTTCGTTACCGTTATCATCTGGTCATCGGTTTTAAACTGTTCTGCCAATTTTTTTACTGCTGGGTCATCTGGCTGCGCCCAATAACGAATTGGATAATTTCCGCCAAATCTTTTCCCTTCAATTATTGGGTCATTTTCAAAACTTACAGATGTAATTTTCTTGGCTTGAGATTCTTTATATAAAGTATAACCTAAGTTTGCCAAACTAAAAACAAAAAGCAATATAGCAATTATCAATATCACCCTTTTCACCTCCGCCTCCAAAATTAATGTCCAAGTATTTTTCTTAAAGTCTCAACCGCTCCTGTTGGTAATCCTATATTTCCTATTTGTATACCATGTGCAGTATTTACGGGATTTGCTTTTATGCTTAATGTCCATACAAGCAATGATAAAATAAGTCCCACAATGATTGCCTTTTCTGTAACTTGCTCTCTTCGTTCAATCATATTTCACCTCACGGAAAAATCTTTTTCTTAATAATATCCAATGCAGTTCTCCAATCTATGAAACCGATAAGCATAAAAATAATAATTATAAGTATTGCTATGCTCATAATGGCTTTAAACAAATCATTCCAATCCTTTATCCTGAACCCCATTTCATTCTAACATCCTCGCAGCATTCTTTGCAGCTTCTGCTTGTGCTTGTTTAAGTTCTTTATTGGCATTTATCCAGTCCATAATTGTATGTGCCAAATTTCCACCAAATGAATACAAAATCCCAGAGAGAACAGCATCTACATAAATACCAACATCTGCTCCGAACATTTCCAAAATTTGAATCTTGACAGGGCTGAAAAACAAAATAGCAACTGATAAAACTTCTCCATAAAGGATTGAAATTGCTTGCTTCACGTTTTTAGTTTTATTATTTTCTTGCTCAAACCATGTAAATCTTGTTGTGATTTGAGTGAGAAGCTGAACAATAAAACCTAAAAATCCGACTAACAAAATTCCTGTTAACTTCATATCAATCACCTCCTATGGTATAAGTTTTTGTATTTTCCTTGTAAAAATTTAATATCACTCGTTCCCAATCGTCAAATGTTATGCTCATATTGCCTCCTATTTATTATTTATGCGATATAACGCTATAACCCAAGATATTTTGTCCTTCCAGTATTCTTCTTCGTTTACAAAAAATTGTGGCGGCTGGGCATCTCCGCATAAAATCCTACTTTCCATAATCCAAATCTTTGCTCTTGAACTTTCAGAAAGACTTGCTTGAAATGTTTTCATTCCATTTAAAATTCCAGTATACCAGGCAATATCGTCTCCACCACAATAATAAACTGCAACTGACTGAGGAGTCTGTCCTTTATAATATGTAGCCCCCGGAGTTAGATATAATTTCTTTAAATATCCAGCAACTTTAATAATACAGTCTGCCATATTTTTAAAATAAGCATCGGGGCCTGCACCTCTTGAAGTTATATTCCAACTGTAGGGATTATTATAAGGTGGTAAACTCCAATCGTTAGCATTTCCAAGATTGCTCTCCTGTTTTGCCAAAGCCCACATAAAATCAGCACCGATACCAGTTTCTTCTTCTGCC